CTGGAGCCCTCGATCTCCGGGTCGGGCTCCCGGGTGATGGTGACAAAGCCGTTGTAGGCCACCAGCGTCTCCGCCTGGCCGTCGGTCAGCGGCAGACAGCCGGGGAAGGGGACGGACCGGGGACCTTGGTAGGCCCCGCTGGAGTTGGGGGCTGCTTTTACAAACTTCATTCTGTCTCCTCCTTTATATCTCCGATAACTACATAATGATATGTGATTCCAGTCGCGTTGGCTTGCAAACCCGCGCTTTCGGCATAGACGCTAAATGTAGTCCCATTCAAAGCACAATGTACTTTGTTGTCAGTTGGATTTTGCCCTATCCACATGATTCTACATGAGTTAACTTCGGACTCGTAAAGGATTATGACCAGCCTTGGAATGAACGGGGCATCAATTATTGTGGGGTCATCCACCCCATAAGTCCCCGTCCCCACATAGCTGCCGGTGCAGATCTGGGCGGGGAACTGGGTCACCTGATCCAGCGTCTTCCCTCCCGGGATGCGCACTGCCTCCGCCAGGGTGATGGGGAACTTCACGGCGCCGGCGGCGTCCTGCCACTCCACCACGTCGCAGGGACCCGCGGAGGTGGCCACCGGCGTCTTGGTATAGGTCCAGGCCCGGGCGGCGCTGACAGCCCCCGTGGAGGCCTGCACCGTGGCCAGGATGTCAATGGTCCCCGCGCCGGTGGGCAGGTCGATGACCGGGATGCTCTGGGCATAGCCGCTGGACACCTCCAGGGCAGTCCACAGGGCCCCGTTGACCCGCAGCTCCAGGGAGATCTGGTTCCCCGTGTCCGAGCTCACAGAGTAGGGCACGTCGTTGACCAGCGTCCCCAGGTCCCCGTCCTGGCCGGAGATCACCAGGGCCGAGGCCGACACCACCGGGATCTCCCCAGAAGTCGCCCAGGCGGAATCCGCCTTCTCCCCCGTGGCCTTGACCCGGTACTGCACCGCGGTCCAGGCCCCGGCGGTCTCGCTGGAGCCCAGGGCCTGTCCGGAGTACACCTGGGTCCAGTCCTCGTCCGTGTCGGCCTTGCGCTGGAGGATGTAGCCGGTGGCATTGATGCTGGCCGTCCAGCTCACGGGGACGGTCTGCCCCTCCATGGCCAGAGAGGGGGTAGTCAAAGCAGGGGCTGGTGGCGCATAAATCACAACCGTCTCGTTGCTGTACTGCTTCTGGCCGCGCACTTCATACCCGTATATGTCGGTCTGCCCCACCGCAAACCGGGCCGTGTCACCGTCCCAGGAACTTAGGACCGTAATTTCTGCCTGATTGGAAGAACGGTCGTATATATTCTGGAGGACGAGTACACTGCTCCGGTTGTCTTTGTATATCGTGTACTTGTTAAAAATATTGTCGGGGTCGCCTCCGTTGATGGTCCACGTCAGCGTGAACGGAACGTCTGCCCTTACAGAACTGGGAGCGGTCACATTGGTCGGCGGAGACAGCGGCGTATAAAATGGGGAGGCCGTCTTCTCTGTCCAGGGGCCAGGATCTCCTGCGCTGTTTACCGCACGTAGCCGGAAGGTGACTGAACCTTCGTCAATATTTTCTTCCCCTGCATAGCACCACGCAGCAGTACTTGTCGTTTCGTAATATTCACCCGAGCCCTGACACGCCACCCATGTTCCATCCGGTCGCTTTCGCTGAACTTGATATTTCGCGGCCCCGGACACCGACTTCCAGCGCAGATAGATTCCGGAGCCGGTAACGGCAGGCCACTTTGCAGGAAAATTATTAAAAGTGGGAGCACTCAAAGCCACACCTACACCCCCCTGTTATAGCTGACCTTCCGGTCCAGATAGTACGCCCCGTCCCTCCGGTCCTCCGGCTCCACCGCCGGCGGCATCTCCACGATGGACCCCGCCATCCCGTACAGCGCCAGGAACGCCTCGTCAGGGGTGTTTACAACCCCTAACAGTACACGGGTCTCCGGGCTCAGGGTCTCCCCCTTCGTATAGTAGTTCTCTTCCAATTCCTTGATGGTCACATAGATCAAAGAACGCTCCAGCTCGCATTTGACTGCATCTACGTCTCCAACAACGACCGGAACAACAACATTCTTCTCGACTGTCTCCTCTGAGGCTGCCGGGATATAGTCCGCCGTATCATATGCATTTTGATAGCAATACAAAATATCCCTGTCCGGGTCGTTTGGATCCTCGACCATCACGCCGATTTCCTTCCATCGAAAACCGCCCAATTGGGCATTTGAAAATGACCCAGAGATCTCCACATACCCTTTTCGTTTCGTGACTACGGCAGGAATGTCAATGACAGGCTGTTTCAGGTCGGTAAGGCCAGGTATCTCATCGGGGCCCGATATCTCACCGCTTCCCAGCTTGATTGCCTTAAACTTCATCTGTTTTCCGGCCATATTTTGATAGTAAATTTCTTTTCCTGCCTCAGTTAATTTTGGAGCCAGAAATGCCATTTCGATCCCTCCTATTCAATCTCCGCTAGGTTCAGCCTGATAAAATCCCCGGTATGAATCCAATGGCCTACATAGATCTCAGCTGCCGGTGTGGCAAGTTCCAGGATGATCTCATCCAGCCAGGATGACAGGCGTTTTATAGATGCAAGGACGCGCCGAAATTCTTCGATATCTTTTTGATTGATAGAGGCATTTCCCGTCCTTATTTTGAAGTGGTGCGGCTTTCCGCCATACTCGAACCATTCCTCGATATGCCCAGTTTCAAAGATGGTTTCAATGATCCGGTTGACCGCCGCCGGCGTCCCCATCTGCGTGTAAAACAGGAGGGACCCCTGGATCAGCGCCCGCTTGGTTTTCAGGGAATAATTTTCGTCGTAGGACGGGGTGCGCAGTTCCACGGCCATGTAGTCCAGCAGGTATTCCGGCATGGTGGCAATGGCCGCATAGGTCCGGGCCGCGTCGGAGTAGGCGCACAGTTTTTCGATCTGCCGCCCCACCGCATAGGCAAAAGCCTGGGTTTCCACCTGGCTGGCCAGGTTCGCCGGCAGTATGTCCGTGAACCGGCTCCCGGAAAGTTTAATCATCCTCCAGCCCCCCGTATGTGACCACGGCCGCCCCCTGGAGGGCGGAAACCTCGGTTTTCCCCACGGCGGTGTATGCGGGGGCCGTCACGGTCACGCGCTTGGCCCCGGCCTCCATAACCATGTGGGTCAGTTGGGAGGGGTTCACGTCCCGGCCTATGGCCCGCTGCCATGTCTTATAATCCTCCACGGCCTGGGCCACCGCCGCCTGGATGGTCACGGCCTTGGCGCTGTCGCTCCGGTTGATGTAATAGGTCAGGCCGATGGTATAAGGGACCTCCTCCGGGGCCGATACATTGACCAGATCCGTCATGGGCCGGATCGTCTTTCCCTGCAGGTATCCCTCCATTCCCTCGATCATTTCCTCCCCCGGTGTGCTGCCGTCGGCCATGATGAAAACAATGTCCACGGTGCCCGCCTCCTGGTCGCTGGTGGCCACCACGTCGCCTATGGCGGCGTTGTACGCCTTGGCGTGGTACAGGTATCCATCCTCCGGCCCCGCCGTAGAATAGGCCCCAGGGGCCAGGAAAACCCGCTCCGCCAGGTCTGCGTCGCTCTCAATCTCCGCGCCGCCCTCGGTGGCCGTGGTGTTGCTCACGCTGGCCACATAGGGTATCGGGTCCACAATGGTGGTCAGTTCCCCGATGGCAAGCCCGTTTCCGTCGGTCCCCGCCACGGTGCAGGTGGCCGGCACGTCCACCGTGGTGGACCCCGCCGGGATCTCCGCGTACACGTCCGTGGCGAAGTAGATGGACCCCGCCGTGGAAACGCGGGTCCCCTGGGGGATCCCGGTGGCCGTGTCCCGCTCCGCCGAAAGGGTAAAGCGCAGGGTGGTGGTGGCCGCCGCGGCCGGGTTGCGCGTCACGCCCTTAAAACCGGCCAGGTTGTCCAGAAAGTCCGAATAAGAGTATTTCAGGATACTCTGCTTTCCCTGGCGGTCAATGTACTGCATGGCCTGGTAGATCTGCGCCGCCGCCGCGTAAAGTTCCATCCGGTGGACGCTTGACCGCTCCAGGCTCACCGTCTGGCCCGTGGCCTCGGAGATAAAACTTTCATAGTCCGCCACCATTTTCTGCCGCACCTGGTCAATGGTCTTGTTGTCAATAAAAGAAATGTCCGGCAGGCTTTTGATCGCGTTCATTTCGTCAGGCACTTGTGATCACCACCTTGGCGATTAGATTTCCCTGTGCGCCGGCGCCCCAGGTGACTTCCTGGACCCGCACAGTTGGGATGAACTTGGCCACCTTCTCCGTGACCTCCGCCGTGTATAGGCTCTTTGCGGCCTCCGGCGGCATGTCCACAAAATCCATATTCAGGCCGAACTCCCGATCCAGCGGCATGGTGCCCTCCCGCGTGGACAGCAAAAGGGCCAGTTGCCGGTCCAGTTCCGCCATGTAGTCCCCGGCGAAGGTGTATTCTAATTTGAAGTCATAGACGCCGGTTTCATTCATGTGTATTCCTCCAGGGTTATGGTCATAGTGGCCCGGGCCAGTTCCCCGCGGTTATAGATCACGTCCCAGGTTTCGCTGGATCCGGTCAGCCGGACCGGATTTTTCCCCACCGGCCTGGTGCCAATCACCAGGCGCTCCGCCGTCCCGGTTTCCACCATGTTCTCGATCTCCTCCAGCACGGTGCGCGGTCGGACCCCCAGGGCGGAAGAAAGGGTGATCGTCAGGCTGGACGATTGCAGGCCCGGCCCCAAAAACTCCGGCTTTGGCTTGACCCCCTGGGGTTCGTGGTTGGCCCACCGGCTTGTGATCTCCCGCGTCATGTCCTTAAAGGTAAACATGTAATCGTCGCTTACCTCAAAAATGATTTTTCGCCCCAGTGTTCCGATTGCCATGGCTTACCCTCCGATCCTCACGGTCCCGCTCCCGCCGGTGATACTCCCGCTCCCGCTGTGCGGGTTCAGGGCGTCGCCCAGGCGGGCCGCCGGCTTGCCGTTGATCCTCACGGTCCCGCTCCCGGCGCCCACGGCGCCCTGGCTGGACCCACAGCACCCGTCCCGCTCGGTGGTGGTGCTCCCCACCGTAGCGGCGGCCAGGCCGTTGACCCGCACGGTGGGCGAACAGGCCCCGGAAATTTCCCCGCTGAACGGCTCCGGGGGGTGGGGCGGGGCGTGTCCCGAATGTTCCCCGGCGGTGGTCCCGTCCACCGTATCCGTAATTCTTGCCGCTCCCGGCATGGTCCCGCCTCCTTAGTTCAGGTCTATGGTGGCGCCGTTGATGGTGATGGCGCCACCCGCCTCGATGTTGATGGCCCCGGCGCATTTGATGGTCAGGGTGCTGCCGTCGTAGCGGATCATGGCCTCCCCGGGGCTTTGCCCCAGGTCCTTCCGGTAGAGGGCGGCCCCGCCCTCCGGCGGCGGGTTCTTTTCGCTCCACGGCCGCCCCAGCACCACCCCGGCCTCTGTCCCGTTGGAAAGGTGGACCACAAGGACCTGGGACCCCACCGGGGGCATTTTGTATTCATGGGATAACAGGGGGATCAGGCGCGTCACGTCGTCGTCCTTTTCGTGGTACACCACCCGGGCCATGCCCTTGGCGTAGTCGATGGACGAAATTTTCCCCAGCCTTATTCCCGCTTTCACTTGGTCCCTCCTCATTCCGTCAGGGCGTTGGCCGCGCTGATTAGCAGCACGTCCAGCCACGCCAGGGCCGTGTACTTGCTGGCCCAGTAGTCCGGGGAGTTGATCACGCCCGTGCGGGTCAGCACGTCCAGGGCCTCCTCCACGGTTGTGATACTTGTTCCCCCCAGATTGGTCTTGATCCTGGTGGCCATGTTCAGGATTAGGCCGTCCAGGTTGGCCACGTCCTTGTAATGGGCCACCCAGTATTCCGGGGAGGCCATGACGCCCACCGCCGCCAGGCGGTCCGTGGCGTCCTTGATCACCTCCTCGGTCATGGCCTCCACCAGGGCCAGTTCCAGGGCCATGGTGTAACCGCCGCCCACCGTGTGGGTGATACTGTCGATGAAATATTTCCCGGACAGGCGGCCGATCCCTACCACGGTGACGCATTGGCCGGCCACCACGTCCGCCCGCCCCATGATGGTCAGGGACAGGGTGGTGGCGCCGTGGTTGGCGTTGGCCACCGCCGCCGCGATCTTCCGCTCTGCGTCCGCCTTGTTGTCCGCCTTGCCGGACTTTTTCAGGATCCGGGTCCCGGTCCCCACCGTGACTTTGATCTCCTCCTCGGTGGTCGGGTCCGTGTAGGTGTACTCCCCGCCGGTATAGGTCCCCTCCAGTTTGCTTTCCCAGGATCCGCCCTCAATCTCGCTTTCCCGGATGGTGGCCACGGGGTCCTTTTCCTTGTACTTCTCCCGGTCATATACGGCGATTTTTTGGGCGTACACCTTCATGGACAGCCCATATTCCTCGCACAGGCTCATATAAAATTCACAGTCGGTTTGTTCGGACTGTTCCACGCTCTCGACGGTGATGGGTTCCCCCTCAACGTCCCACACCAGGGTAATGCCCGCCCTGGCCGCGATCTCGGTTCCTATGGCCTGCAAGGTGGCCTTTTCCCATGTCTTGGTCCGCTGCGTCGCCCGGAAGGCGCTGTCCGCCGGCACCGATACCGCCGAAATGGTCCCTTCCATGGGCCACCAGGAAAAGGTGTAGTTGTCCAGAATGAAAAATCCGCAGTCCAGGGTCCTGTTGTCGCCCTCCTGGTTCCAGTCGTACACCTTGATGGCGGCCGTCAGGGTGTCCCCGGTCTTTGGCAGCCATGCCGTGGTCCATTGTCTGTCCCTGTCGTTCAGGCTGATTTCCAGACTGTCCGCCTCTCCGCTGGCCGGGTCCGTGTAGGTCACAGTGGACTTGTAGTTTTCCATTTTGCTGGTGACGGCCGCGCCGTTCCAGGTCAAATCAACTTCCGCCCGCCGCGTCCTCATGTGGTGGTCCTCCAGATCGGCACATTGGCCAGGTTGTCGTCCTCCGGCAGGTCCGGGGTCTGGAGGACCACCCCCGCGTCAAACACGAAGGTGTCCAGGTGCGGGAAGTTGGCCTGCATGAGAAAGCCCGTATATTTCACGTCGCCGTACACCTGAAACGCGATTGCGTCCCAGGCGTCCCCCTGCTTTGTGGTATAGGTGCTTGCCATGGTTTCCTCCTTACCCTGTCACCGGCTCCGGCTTGAAGTTTTTCCGGCGCTCCTCCGCTTTCAGTTTCTTATACATGCGCTTGAACTCTTGGAAGGAAATGCGGGTGGCCTCCTCCACGTCCTCCCGGTCCGCCTTCCCGTAGAAGTTGAACACGGGGGACCACACAATGCGTTCCCCTCCGCCGTCCTCCTGGCCGCCTCCGCCGCCCGGCTTTGGCTTTGGCCAGTTGTCCAGCAGGTCCGCCAGTTTGGACAGCGGCATGACGGCCTCCGGCTCTCCGCCCTCTCCGATTTCCGCCAGGGTGGGGGAGGTGGCCACGCCGCCCTCCGCCAGTTGCGGGATCGTCGGGATATGAAAGCCCAGGGTTTTGCCGCCCACGCCCGGCACCCAGTCCGGGATCGTCACGGAAATGCTGTTGATCTTCTCCAGCACCCAGTTGATGGCCGAAATGACCCCGTTGATCGGCGCCTTGGCCAGGTTCACGATCATGCCGAATAGATTTCCAAAGATGTTTACAATATTCTGCCAGGCGGCGGACCAGTTGCCGGAAAACACGTTGTCGATAAAGTCAATGATATTTTGGAAAATCGCTTTGACGTTCTCGACGGCGGCCTGGATACTCTCCCACCATCCTTGCAGATATGCGCCCAGCAGCGGGAAGTGCTGGCCGATGGCCGCGATTGCATTTCCCACCGCGTTGGAAAAGTTGGTCCAGATCTGGTTCACCGTGTTGCCGAAGTTCACCATCCACGCCTTCACGCTGTCCCAGTTCTTATACAGCAGGACCAGGGCGGCCGCCACGGCTGTGATGATCCCCAGCGTCATTCCCATGGGACTGGTCAGGAATTTCACCGCCGCGCTCATTCCCTTGGTGGCCACGGTCGCCGCCTTGGTGGCCAGTGTGCTGGCCTTGGTGGCCGCCGTGGTCTTTGCCCGGATCAGCACGTCTTTGGCCTCCAGCGCGTACAGGTACGCGGTTTCTGCCTTGTCCTTCACCTTTGCCGCAATCAGCCCGGGATACACGGCCAGGATCTTCTGGAGGACCGCCAGCCTACCCTTGGCGTTTTTGTATGCCCCCATGGCCGTATTGACCGCGCCCAGGCTCACAGAAAGGACCTTTGCGCCCGCGGCCACGGCCACAGCGGTTCCTTTGTGCTCCCACAGGAAGGACAAAAATGGCTTTGCCTTCTCGTATGCTTTCCCGGCCCAGTCTGCAAAATCGCGGATCCCATCCACCAGGACCGGCAGGCCCTCCGAAACGGCGCCGCCCGCCCAGTCTGCGAAGTCCGCCGCGATCTCTGCGATCACGGGGGACATTTCTTCCATTGCGTCCGTGATCTCCGGCATACTGTCCATAAGGGATTGATACACCGCGTCGGCCGCCGGCAGCAGGGCCACCTCCATCTGCCGCCCGATCCCCTGCAGGGCGCTGTCCAGGTCGTTATACTTGACCTGGTTGATCTGCTCCAGGGCGCCCTGGGTGTCATAGGCCGCGCTGGAGGCGTCCGCCATGGCCTGCATGGCCTCCGTGCCCAGGTCCTCCCACATGGTTCCGAACAGGGACACGCCCAGGGCGTCCCGTTTCACCTGGTCGTCCACGTCCATCAGGGTGTTCAGGACCTCGAAAAATGCGGTATTGGCCCCTTCTCCGCCCGCGGCGAAAGTGGCCATGATCTTCTCCGCGTTATACCCCAGGTCCTCGAAGGCCGCCACCGTGGTGTCGCTCCCGTCGATGGCGCGGATTGAAAATTCTTTGATGGCGTCGCCCACCTTGTCCAGGTTCCAGGCGGTGCTGTCCGCTCCAGACTGGAGAAGGTTAAACATGCCGTCCGCTGTAAATCCCAATTTTTGAAACTGGCTGGAATATTCATTGATGGTGTCGATCAGTTCCCCGGAGTAGTCCAGGCCATTTTGTGCGCCGGCGGCGATCAGACTGAAAGCGTCCTCCACGCTTGTGCCGAAGTTCTTGCGGATGGCCTCCGCCGCCCGGGTGCTTTCCTCCACCTCATACTCGAAGGCGTCACGCAGGGCCAGGGCGCCCTCCGTGGCCTTGGTCAGCCCCTCCTGGTCCAGGTTGGCCAGGTTGCGGTCCACCAGGGCCACGGCGTCGGCCACGTCGGCCACGTCCTCCCCAAAATTGTCCGCGTACACGCGCTCCATGACGCCCCGCAGGCTCTCCAGTTCCTTCCCGGCCGCTCCGGTGGAGGCGGCCACCTGGTTGGTGGCCTCTTTCCACTCTCCGCCCAGGTCGGAAAGGTATTTTGTGGCGGCGGGGGCCCCCCCGCCCCACCGCGCCCCGCCCCCCCGCCTC